TGGATTGAAGAATTTTGCTACCTGACTGGGTCGTTCGCCGGCCAGAAGTTCAGGCTTCTGCCGTGGCAGCGCTCACTACTCGTGGACGCGTACGAGCTGACTCAGGACACCTTCGGCCGTTGGCGCCGGAAGCATCGCACGGTTGTCGTGTGCGTGGCGCGCAAGAACGGGAAGTCCACCATTGCCGCAGCGATCATGCTGTACCACCTGATCGCGGATCGGGCGGACGCTCAGCGTCAGATCATCGCTGCCGCCAACGACCGTAATCAGGCTCGTATGGTGTTCGACTCCGCGAAGCAAATGGTCAACGCTTCCCCGAAGCTTGCGTCTGTCTGCGACGTGCAGCGCGACGTGATCCGGTACAAGGACAACACCTATCGCGTGGTGAGCGCGGACGCGGGCAGGCAACAGGGGCTCAACCCTGCCGCTGTCTCCCTTGATGAGTACGCGTTCAGCAAGCACAGCGACTTGTTCGACGCGCTCACGCTGGGTTCCGCTGCCCGTAACCAACCGATGTTCCTGATCATCTCTACGGCCGGACCGGACCCCGATGGACCCTTTGCCGCACTGTGTGAACAGGGTGAGCGGGTCAACTCCGGGGAAGCCGACGACCCGACGTTGTTCTACCGCTCGTGGGGTCCGAAGCTGGGCGAGACGGTTGATCACCTTGACCCGGAAGTGTGGGCAGCGTGTAACCCGTCGTACGAAATCTTGAACCCGGACGACTTCAAGGCGGCAGCGCAGCGGAGTACGGAAGCGTCCTTCCGCATCTATCGACTGAGTCAGTTCGTGCGTGGTGCGTCCACGTGGTTGCCCCATGGGTTGTGGGACTCGTTGGCCACTGAGGCTGACGGGCTTGAGCCTGGGGACGAAGTGGTTCTTGGGTTCGATGGCTCGTGGAAGGGAGACAGCACAGCCCTTGTGGCGTGCCGTCTTCACGACCTTCGCGTGTTCGTGCTTGGCCACTGGGAAGCTCCGGCGGACGACGTCCATTGGCGGGTGCCCATGGCGGACGTACGCGACGCGCTACATGAGTCGCTGGACGTGTACCGGGTGCGGAACCTTGTCGCTGACCCGTACCGCTGGGAAGAGACGTTGGACAACCTTGAGGCTGACGGCTTCCCGGTTGAAGCGTTCCCCACGAACTCACTGAAGCGCATGGTGCCTGCCACTCAGGCTGTGTACGACGCGTGCCGTGATGGCCGGCTGAGTCACGACGGCAACCCTTCGTTGGCTCGACACATCGGTAACGCCGTACTCCGTGAGGACAAGAACGGGGCGCGCATCACGAAGGAACATGCTTCGTCGCGCCGAAAGATTGACCTTGCGATTGCCATGATCCTTGCCGTCCACGGCGCCGTGATGTGGCGCGAAGACAACGGCTCGTTCATCAACTCAGCGATTGTCGCCACGTGGGACGGCGACGACGGGCAGGTGTTCACGTCGGGACTCCCCGGGGATGACGCGCTCTTCGCTGACATCTGAACCTACTCACCGTGAGTAGGTTCCCAATCCGCTGAAGGGGGCACTGTGGGCTTCTGGTCTGCACTCTTCGGGCGGGGGCAGTCTTCGGCACTTGAAGGCCGCGCGTGGGAACCGTACGACCCGGACCTTTACGGGGGCTTCAACCTTGCGGCAAGTGGCGAACGAGTCACGCCGCACGAAGCCCTTCAGGTGTCCGCCGTGTTCGGTTGCGTGCGGCTTCTGTCGGAGACGATTGCCACGCTGCCGCTGACAGCATTCAGCAAGCGTGGTAAGGCGCGGCGAGAGATCGTGGCGCCCGACTGGATTGACTACCCGAACGCCGAACCGGGCGGCATGGGGCGGATTGACATTCTGTCCCAGACGGTTCTATCGCTTCTCCTTCAGGGGAACGCGTTCCTTGCTGTCCGGTGGCAGGGTCCGAACATCGTTGGTCTTGATGTTCTCGACCCGACGAAGATCAAGGTTCACATGGTTCAGCTTGAACCGAATGGTGTGCGCCGGAAGGTCTTTGAAGCGTTCGACGTGGACGCCGACGGCAACGAAGTGTTGCTTGGTTGGTTCACGCCGCGCGACGTGTTGCACATTCCCGGGATGATGCTTCCCGGTGAGTTCGTCGGGTGCTCCCCGATCACGTACGCGCGTGAGTCCATCGGGCTTGCCCTTGCCTCACAGAAGTACGGTTCCAAGTTCTTCGCCAATGGCGCCATGCCTGGGGCTGTGGTTGAAGTCCCCGGGACCATGAGCGAAGAAGGTTTGTCGCGTGCGCGTGAAGCGTGGCGCGCTGCGAACTCCGGCGTGGACAACGCGCATCGGGTTGCGCTTCTCACTGAAGGTGCGAAGTTCAGCAAGGTCGCCATGTCGCCGGACGAAGCACAGTTCCTTCAGACCCGTCAGTTTCAGGTTCCGGAAATCGCGCGCATCTTTGGCGTGCCCCCGCACCTGATCTCCGACGCAACCAACTCCACTTCGTGGGGCTCCGGTCTGGCCGAACAGAACATTGCCTTCACGATGTTCAGCCTTCGCCCGTGGCTTGAGCGCATTGAGTCGGGATTCAACCGGCTGATCTTCGCTGAGACGGCGGACCGCTTCCGCTTCGTCAAGTTCGACTTGGACGAGATCAAGCGCGGGGCTCCGAAGGAACGCATGGAGCTGTGGTCACTGGGGCTTCAGAACGGCATTTACAGCATTGACGAAGTGCGCGCCGCTGAAGACCTTCCGCCCCTGCCCGATGGCCTGGGCGAGACGTACCGCGTGCCGCTGAATCTGGGCGACGTGAGTGCGGAAGACAAGCCCGCTGTGGAGCCTGCCCCAACTCCCCCGGCCATCGAGCCACCCAAGCCGGACGCCAACGCGCCGGCGGACGACGGGACACCACCTAATGACGGAAACGCGTGAACTGCGCGTAGCCGTTGGACACCTTGAAGAGCGCTCGTCAACTGACGGGCGCATTTCTATGCGCGGGTACGCGTACCGGTTCAACGAACTGAGTCACGACCTGGGCGGCTTCCGGGAACGCATTGTTCCTGGGGCAGGTGCTCCGGCGCTACGGCAGAACGATGTGTACGCCACCTTCAACCACAACGCTTCGGCTCTTCTCGGCCGGTCGTCTTCCGGGACGCTCCGCACGGGTGAAGACCGCGAAGGCGGTTGGTACGAGGTTGATCTACCCGACACGACAGTTGGTCGGGACGTCGCTGAGCTTCTGAAGCGCGGTGACCTCAAGGGTTCGTCCTTCACGTTCCGCGTCCTTGACGGCGGACAGCGTAGGGCGGAAAGCGACGACACGGAGACGGGTCTTCCGATTCGGGAGATCACGGCCATGGACGTCGTGGAGTTGGGGCCGGTCACGAACCCGGCGTACCCGACCACTCAGGCAGCGCTTCGCTCGATCACTGAGGCGCTGTCCATTGGGGAGTTCGCGCCCCCTACCGAAGAGCGCGATTCCCAGCCGGCGGACGTTGTCCCGGCTTCTCACCCTGCCGCGCGTGCACTGTTCCGCGCGCTTACTAAGTAAGGAGTGTCCGCATGGACGCGACTACCCTGAGCGCCAACTTTGAGGCGCGCGAGCGTGCGACCAACGAGCTTCGGACGCTGACCGACGAGTTCGCCGGCAAGCCCATGGACGGCGACGCGACCGCGAAGGAAGAGCGGCTTCTCTCCGCCATTCAGGACTTTGACGGCCGGATCAAGCGCGGCATTGAGGCCATCAAGGCGACGGACGCTGTCACTTCCCTTCTCGCTGGTCTGCCCGGTTCGGCCGTTGCTGACGGCGCCGGTACTCGTTCCGCTGACCGTTCGGACGCTGACATTCTGCGGTCGCTCGCGCCGAACGAGGGTGCGGAGTTCCGTGCGCAGCTCGACAAGACGGCAGGCGCCAACGCGCTTACCCGCTCCCTTTACGATCAGCTTATCGCTCAGGCTGTGAACCGGTCCACGATCATGCGCGCGGGTGCGACCGTGTTCAACACGTCGGACGGCAACCCGCTCGACTTCACCGTTGTCACGGGTCGTTCCACTGCCGCGATCGTTGCTGAGAACGGCACCGTGGGTGAGTCGTACCCGACGACGACTCAGCGGAGCATGGGCGCGTTCAAGTACGGCTACGCGTCGACCGTGTCTTACGAGTTCGCCACGGATCAGGTTCTTGACCTTGTCGGCTTCCTCGTTGGTGACGCGGGTCCGGCCATCGGTGACGCCATGGGTCGCCACTTCCTTACGGGTACCGGTACCGGTCAGCCGAAGGGCATCATCCTTGACGGCAGCGCGGCCACGGCTACCTTCTCCGCTGCCGCTGCGCCTACCTCGGTTCAGTCGGACGCGCTGATTGACCTGTCGTACGAGCTGAAGTCGGCGTACCGGTCGAATGCTACCTACGTGACGTCCGACAAGAACGCCGGAAAGCTGCGGAAGCTGAAGGACACGACCGGCAACTACCTGTACCAGCCTGCCCTTACGGCGGGTTCTCAGGACATGTTCAACGGCCGTCCGATCGTTTCCGACGACGGCATTCCGGATGACAAGATCCTGTTCGGTGACCTGAGCAAGTACCGGGTCCGCTTTGCGGGTGCGCTGCGCGTCGACCGTTCGGTTGATGCCAAGTTCACTTCTGACCAGATCGTGTACCGGTTCCTTCAGCGCGCGGACGGTCTTCTGATTGACCAGACGGCCGTCAAGGTCATGACCATTGGCGCCTGATCCAACCTAGTGAAGTGGGGAACCTACTCACGGTGAGTGGGTTCCCCCTTCCTGCCCTGGGGGGCTCATGCCTTACGCAACGATTGACGAGTTGCGCAAGCTTGACGGGTTGGACGACGTGGCGTTGTTCACGGATGAGCTTCTGTCCGAAGCCATCGACTTCTCCGTTGAGACGGTTGAGGTCTACTGCGGGCAGCGCTGGGACACCGTGGACAACCCGACGCCGGAAACCATCCGTTGGTGCGTGCGCACTCTCGCGCGGCAATACGTGCTCGACCACGTGTCGCGCATTCCAGACCGGGCGCTTCAGCTTCAATCGGAGTTCGGTTCGATTCAGCTTGCGCAAGCCGGCGGACAGTGGCGCCCGACGTCGCTGCCTGAGGTGAACTCAAAGCTGAACCTGTACCGCGTGCGCCTGCCGTTCATCTTCATGTAAGGGGCGGACGTGGCGCTGATCTTTGACGCGAAGGTTGCACTGTTCGGACGGCTTCAGGCTTCTGTGCCTGCCGGAGTTCAGTGCACTTTCGCGGAGACGGGCGACAACTCCCGTAGAAAACAAGTGTGGTTGGGGTCGACCACTGACGACGACCTTGTGTCCGCAGCGATGCGCGCCGGAGCGAAGCCGACGAACGTCACGGGTTACGTGGAAGTCCACGCTGTGGTGATCACGCCCGGCAAGCCCATGGACGCTGAGCGCGCTGTGTACGAGATTCGCGACGGCGTGAAGGACGCGTGCCTTGCGCTGAACGGCGACCTTCCGTCCGTGCCTGGGCTTCTGGACGTCCGCGCGGAGTCGGCAACGGTCGAAACCATCGAGACGACTGACGGCGCGTACAGCGCGCTAACCCTTCGCGTCCGGGTTCGTGGGCGCGTCTATCAGTAAGGGGGCGCACGCATGGCGCTTGACGCAAGCATTGGCATTGGCAAGGAAGCCACGTACGGCACGCTGTCCGGCGTTGTTGAGGGGTACGAGGGACACGCCGACTCGTGGAAGACGTCGCGTGAGTTCATTGAGTCTGTCGGCTTCCGGGCAGGCATGCAGACGGCACGAGCTGACCGACGCAACATCGTGAACATGGGCGGTGAAGGTGAGCTTGAGGTGGATCTACTCGACGCCGGCGCGGGTTCCCTTCTGACGGCAGCGTTCGACAAGGTCACGGTGACCGACGCGGCAGGCGTGAAGACGACGGTCCTTGAGACTTCGGACGTCTCCCAGGCGCCTTCGTTCTCGGCTCAGATGGTTCGCCCCGGTACGGACGGCACGAAGGTTGCGTATAAGCACCTGGGCTGTGTCGCAACTCAGTGGTCGCTTACCGCTGAGGTTGAGTCGGCTGTGACGCTGTCCGTCTCGTTCGACTTTCAGGACGTCACGAACACGAGCACGCCCGGTCAGATCGTGGCGCCCACGTACCCGCTTGAGGCGTACCCGTACGACTGGACCCGGACCGCTGTGGAGCTGAAGCGCGGCGGCAGTGTGGTCGCGTTCGACACCACGAAGCTTGAGCTGTCTGGTGACCTGGGCATGAAGGTTGACCGTCGGTTCCTTCGCGGCAACGAGCTGAAGAAGAAGCCGATCCGGAACGCTGTCCCGACGTACGAAGGCACGCTTGAGGGTGAGTTCAACGCCGCTTCCCAGGGGCTTTACGAAGCCTTCGTTGCGGGTGAGATTTGCGCCCTGAAGGTGTCGCTGACCGGCATTATGCCGGGTACGTCGCTGACCATTGAGGCTCCGGCCGTTCAGTTCACGGGCGAGTCTCCTGAGGCTGCGACCGACGAAGTCACGGTTCACAACCTGCCCTTCCGTGTGCTGGACCCGGGCGACGGTACTTCGGCAGTCAAGGTCACGTACGTGGAGCCGGGGACGGACGCCGGCTAATGGCTCAGCGGTCCGCGTACACGATTCGTGTTGACGGGCTTCGTGAGCTTCAGCGCAACGTGCGCGCCCTGAAGGACAAGGAACTGAACAAGGAAGTCCGCGCGGCCAACAAGGCTTCTGCGGAAATCCTTCTGCCTCAGGCTGTGCATGAAAGCCCGGACGGTCATCGCGATGCTAAGTCGAGCAAGCGTTACCGTCCGGGCAAGCTCGACAAGTCCATAAAGATCACGGCGTCCGTGAAGGGTGCCGTCATCAAAGCCGGTTCGGCGTCACGGGTCCCGTACGCCGCCGCAATTCACTTCGGTTTCCACAAGCGGAACATCCGCCCGAACCGATTCCTGTTCCGCGCCATGGCTCGCAAGTCCAGTCAGGTTGCGGCCACGTACGAGCGCCGTATTTACGCCGTCGTCCAACGCTACTTGGAGAGTAACCGTGCCGGTTAAGAAGCCCGTTCCCGCTGCCCCGACTGACATGCCCGACGTCCTTGACCTCAAGGTTGAGACGCTGACCATTGACGAGATTGACGCCATTGAAGAGATCACGGGTCAGCCGCTCGACGCGCTGAACAAGCCTGGGCAGAAGCGCGCTCCGATGCTGAAGGCCATGGCGTACGTGGTCATGAAGCGCAAGCACCCGGACTTCACCATTGAGGACGCTGGGGCGCTGAAGATCAACCTGAAGGGCAAGGCGAAGCCGGACCCTACCGCAGCCAACGCGTGATTGCGTGCGCGCGCCTGATCGCTCACTTCCGTGGGCTGACGTGGTCGGACGTGCGCGCCATGCAACTACAGGACTTCAACGCGTTGGTTGAACAGATGGCTGAAGACATGGACGAAGAGCGCAAGGACATGAAGCGCGCTCAGCGTGGCGGACGTGGTGGGGGCAGTGCCGCCCAGGGGGAACGTCGCACGCCCGTAATGACGTAGGGGGTGCGCTGTGGCTAGACCCATTCAGATCACGATCATGGGTGACGCCGACCAACTGAACGCCACGTTGGACGAAGCGTCAGACAACATCAGTGCCTTCGGTGAGCACGCCGGAGCCCTTGCCGCTGTGGCAGGTGGCGCCATTGCTGCCGGTATCGGGGCGGGGCTGTACGAAGCATTGAGTCAGGGTGCGGACAACGACTTGTTGGCCGCACAGTTGGGCGCGTCTCCCGCTGAGGCGAAGAGCCTGGGGCAGGCGGCAGGCGCCGTGTACGCGGACGGTTACGGCGAATCCGTGGCGGACGCGAACGACGCGCTGAAGAGTCTGTGGCAACAGGGGCTTGTGCCGGCCGGAGCCACAGCCGACGAAATGTCGAACATTTCGAAACAGGCTATGGACGTCGCGTCGGTCCTGGGTGACGAAGTCGGTCCTACGGCGAACGCTGTGGGGCAGATGCTCAAGACCGGCATGGCGAAGAACGCCCAAGAGGCTTTCGACATTTTGACTCGTGGCGCCCAGACCGGCGGCAACAAGGCCGAAGACCTGTTGGACACGTTCAACGAGTACTCAACTTCGTTCCGCACCATGGGGCTTGACGGCAAGACCGCAATGGGTCTGATCACCCAGGGTCTTCAGGGTGGCGCCCGTGACGCCGATCAGGTGTCGGACGCTATCAAGGAATTCAGCCTTGTCGCGTCCCAGGGTGGCGCGGCCACTGAAGCCGTGTTCAAGTCCATTGGGCTGAACGGTAAGCAGATTACGGCGGACGTTGCTGCGGGTGGCGACAAGGCCAAGGGTGCCATGGACAAGGTGCTTGACGCGCTGCGGCAAATGCCCGCGTCTGCTGACAGGGCAAGTGCAGTCAAGAGCCTGTTTGGTGGACCGGGTGAAGACCTGGGCGCCGCACTCTTCTCCCTGAACGTCGACAAGGCAGCGGACTCGTTGGGCAAGGTGGACGGCGCGGCGAAGAAAGCCGGCGACACCATGCACGACAACGCCGCGAACAAGGTGAAGGCATTCACACGGTCGCTTCAACAGGGCGTGGTGGACTTCCTTGGAACGTCTGTCGTTCCCGCTGTGGAGGCTCTTGCGAGCAAGCTGAGTGGTGTCGGTACTGCCATCACGACGACGGCAGGGTTCATCTCTCAGCACAGTACGACGTTCGGCATTATCGCCGGAGTGATCACGACACTGATTCTGCCCGCGCTCATTCAGTGGGGCATTCAGCAAGCGATCACAGCCGGCCAAGTCGTCTTGGGGTGGATCACTACGGCGACAGCCTCAGTGACGTCAGCAGCAACTCAGGTGGCGGCTTCGTGGTCGACCATTGCGGGATGGATCGCGGCGGCAGCACGAGCCGTGATATCCGGCGCCGTCATCGTGGGCACGTGGATTCTCATGGGCGTTCAGTCCATGATTCAGGCTGCGCGTATGGCTGCGGCGTGGCTTATCGCCATGGGTCCGATCGGGCTTCTGATCGCGGCCATTGTGGGGCTCGTGGTTCTGATCGTGGCCAACTGGGACACGATCGTTGCGTACACGAAGAAAGTCTTCCAGTGGATTTGGGATTGGGTTAAGAAGATCTTCGGGTGGCTGAAGGACT